TATCTATTTGTCCGGCCGCGCGCGCGCTCCATCACAAAAATGGTGACTTACGCATGGAGGCCCCGTGTCTTTTCGCCTAACTGACCCACAGCAGAAGTTAGTCGACGAGGTGATCGCCCAGCTCACACTGCGCCCGACCCCGCAGCTCCGCTTTTTCTGGCGCAAGCTTCGGACCGCCGCACTTCCACCGATCCCACCCCGCGGCAAAAAGCAGGACGCAAAAACGTACGCACTGACGCAGCTCCGCTGGCAGCGGCTGGCAGCGCTCGCTGCCGATTCCCATACCGCAGCGGCCGGGCTGCTCACCCAGGAGATTGAGTTGGAGTTGGGTTTGGAGGCCAATGTTCCGAAAGAGATAATGGCACCCAATGAAGCGGTGGCATCCTTATTGGAAGAGGTCAGACAGGCGCCGCTGAAGGTGCAATATCAAGCGTTCCAACTGCTCCAACAGTTGCATCCGACCTGGGGGCAAGATGAGGAATAACAGTTTCCGCAGGGGGCCGGATTCATCCCCAGGAGTCAATCGTGAGTAGTCTGTTGTTGTTGGTTTTGGCGCCGTCCCATTTGTGGGGTGCGAAGGTCGTCGAGGAGACGAGGGACAGTGAAGGCCAGCCGGATGGGTTTGTGCTGGACCGGGCCCACCCGGTCGACGGCGTTAACATCTGGGTTGCGCGGTCATCCGTTGAAACGGCGGAGGTGCCGCGTTGCTGCTATGCAGCCGAGTCAGCCGAGCCCGCCGAGCGTTTGTACGCGGCCTACAACCTCGGTGAGTCGGAAGAGCGGGCGAGTCTGATTTGGGATGACAAGCATGTCCCGGAATGGGCGGAGTTGCTGGAACGGGCAGCCGCCGGAAATCCTGGCGCCGCTGGCGTCGTCGCGAAGTGGCGCCGGACCGCAGTGTTCGCCTCCGACTTCCACGCCGACCTGAAGCCCGGCGAAACCCTCCCGGGCTACGCCGATGCCATCGCCCGCGGCGACATCGCTGAGGTTTCCGCTAAGTGAGCGCAGGCCGCCAGAACAGGGCGGAGGCATTCCGCGCGAATGCCCTGCACTACGCTGTGCTCACCGAGCCGCAGGCTGCCTGGGCTCGGATGGGCTCGCCGCACGACTCGGAACACGATGGCTCCCCCCTGCTCTGGCTGGGCGCCAATCAAATCGGTAAAAGCTACGCCCAAGCCTGGAAGCTTCTTTCGTTTATCGAGGGTTCCGGGCCCTTTGCGGGTCGCAGGCCGGGCGCGGTCCATATTTGTATCGTCTCTATCTCCAAGGAGCAGATCATCCCGTTGATGCAGAAGATCTGGGATCTTCTGGACAAGCGGGACACCCCGAAAGGAGAGCGGTGCGTCCACGCGCCGGGCGCTCAGTTCGAGCCGGGTTTCGGTTTCCGGGGCAAGCCGCCCCGCATCAATTTTACGTCGGGCCCGGGTAAGGGCTCGACAATCACGTTTGCCACGTACAAACAGGGGTCTACGCGCATTGCTGGCGCGACTCTGGACTTGCTGATCCTCGACGAGCCGCCCCCGGAAAGCCTCTGGGGAGAGGTGGTGATGCGGTTGCTCCGCAATGCCGGGCAGGTCTGGATCACGATGACGATCACGCCAGATTCCCCACCGCAGGACTGGCTAAAACGGAAGGTGGATGACGGAATAGTCCGATTCCTGCACACCGAGCTGGACATCGCGGCGGTGACGCCCATCGGGCTGCCGGCATTCCTGACGAAAGCCCAGATCAAAAAGGCCTGGGATGCGACTCCAGAGGCAGAGCGTCCGCTCCGTTTCGGCGGCGCCTGGTCCGGCGCGATGGTCGACCGGTGGTTCACGGCCTGGGGTGATCATTGTGTCCGCACCGACAAGCCGCCAGCCGGCGCAAAGCTGCTGGTTTGTATCGACCATTCCACCAGTATCGGTCGACAGGCCGCCTGTCTGATGGCCTGCGTACCAGGATCACCCGACCGGCAGCAGGATGCGCGGTTCTGGCTTATCGACGAGGTGGTGGCCGGTGAAAAGCCGACATCCACGTCAATCCAGGAGGATGCGCAGAATATCCTATCCATGCTCAAGAGAAATGGGCTTTTGTGGCAACATATTGACGTGTGGTTGGGTGACCGGGCTGCCATCCAGACCACAAAAGCGCAGCTCAAAAAGGATAATGCCGCGCTCCGTCGCCGTCTGGCGGACGCTGCGGGTGCAAATATCGACTTGTTTCCGCGCATTGAGGTCCCATATAAGGCAGGTGGCACCGTATATAACGGGCTTTCCGAAATGAACGCTCGGATGGTCGCGCCCGCTTTTGGCCTCTGTGTAAACCCGCGATGTGTCGGCTTCATAGAAGCCGCGCGACGGTGGAACGGTGATAGACGGTCTAGATTCAAGGATATCCTTGATTCCTTCCGTTACGGCATGGAGACGTCTCTCGGTGGAAAGTCGTGGCATATCGCCGCGCGTCAGAATAGGATGATGACATGAACTACCCGCCTTTACTGCTGAATTCCAATCCAGAAGATGCCTCCCGTTGGGAGCGCCAACGCTTTTGTCTTTTCCTCCTGGACCAGAACTACGGTGACGGTGCGGGAGGGGAGAACAATATCCGTCCCCAGATTGACAGTTTCCTCGGGCCGGAACGGGCCGCGCTGGTCCCGGCGGTGGATTTCAGCAATAACGCCCTTCTCACCGCCGCCATGCAGCTTACTACCCCCGGGCTGTACAACGCCGCCCCGCAGGTGATGCACCAGAGGATGGATGGTTTGGACCTTGCGGCTGCGATGGAGAGCGCAAAATACTGGCTTTGGATGCAACGGATGCAGTTTCTGACGGTTGGAATGGGCGATGCGATCCTGCACTTTTCGCTGGTGAACGGCAGGCTCCATCTCCGTGAGGTTCCGTGCGGTGCGGTGGTGGTAGAGGTGGCGCCCGATGACCCCAGTCGGCTGGTCCGGTTCAAGGAGTTGCGGCTCCGCGATCTCCGCAAAATCAATGAGGCTCTCGGAATCCAATGGTGTTGGGACGTGTACCGCATGGACCCGGAGCCGGAATTTTACGTGGAGTCCGTCGGCGGGGTTCCGGTCCGGCACACCAATTTGCTTGGGCTGCCTGCAGATGGGATCAGGGGCGCCGCGTACACCTGGCGGCTCAAGGACGGCACGCCGTACATCCCCTATAACCACTACGCTATTTCCATTTCTGGTGGGTATTGGCACCATAATCAGGTGCGCGGGTTGGCGCGGTCAACGGTGAAGGCGATGGCGTTTGCAACTGCAGCCGGACAGTCGGCATTCGATTCAAGCCACTCCACTGCGGTCGGGATTGACATCATCCTTCCCGGCGGCCCGGTCGCCGCCACCGAAGGTGCTGGTTTCGGCGGCATGCCGGCCTCGCGGGTGTCAATTCTCCCGGGCTCCCTGTTGTCGGTGACATCGGAGGAGGGAAAACAGGGCTCGATCACCCAACTCCGCCCCTCTGCGGACCTTTCCCAGCTCCGGATGTGGATGGCAGGCGAAGAATCAGCGCTCCTGACGCGGCTCGGTCTGGCCGCCGATGACGTGCAGTTCACGGCCGCCAACCCGACCAGCGCCGCCTCGCTGGCTATCCGGAACCGCGCGAAGCGGATGGTTTGCGACCGCTCGAAACCGTTTTTCCGGGCAGCTGACGCCCATGCCTTCCAAATCGCGGGGGCGCTTCTGGGACTTCCCGAGGAGGGCTATTCGTTTGCCTATCAGGAGATCCCGGACTCCCCCGAAGACCAGAAAACACAACTGGAATCAGAACAGTTGGAGCTTCAAATGAAGCTCACCAGCCGCGTGATCCTCTACCAGCGGCATCACCCGGGCACCTCCCGGGAGGACGCCATCCAGGCCCTGAAGCAAATTGACGCTGACGAAGCTGCACTTTCCCCGCTCCCCCAACCCATGATCCCCACTGGAGGCGCCAATGGCCCTGCATAAGCTGAAAAATGGAACCGAAATCGACCTTGCCGAGGAGGGGCTGGTCCCCCACACCGCCATCGCCGCCGAGCGTGGCGCAAAAACCAAGGCCGAAAACGAACTGGTTGCGGCGATAAAGCAGTTTGAGACTGCACAAAAGCAGCAATCCCTTCTGGCCGCCCGGCTCCACCTTTCGTCTGGCGCCCCCGACGAGCGCACGGCGCGCCAGCTTATGGCCGCCTACAATGCCGATATCGAGGGCAACAATGAGCCGCCGGCCTTCGACGCGTGGCTGAATGGCGACGGCGCCAAGCTGGCGGCTGCCGTCCGGCCTTCTGTGGAAGCCCCCAAGGCGGCGGACCCGGCGAAACAGGCGGACCCCGCGAAGGCCGCGGAGCCTGCCAAGCCGGCCGACCCCGCAAAACCGGCGACGCCCAATACCAGTACCAGCACCGTCCAGGCCGCGACTCCGGGTGGGATGACCGCTCAGCAGTACCAGCAAGCGACGGCACCGCTTCTGGCCGCATACCAGAGGGTAAGAACTCCAGAGGAGAAAGCTGTTTTGCGGAAAGAGATGGACGATCTGGACGCGAAGTTTTCCGCAGGCGCACCTGCGCAGGTGTGAAAATTCTGCTTGACGGGTGTACGGCCATTGAGTAGGCTTTGAGCATCGGTGGCCACCATGCGCCACCCTTCCCCGCGGGTCGCTCACCGATATCGAGTGTAGGGGGAGAAAGGCAGTAATCTTCCTTCCTCCTACGGACTTCCAATGAGCGTTACCCTTCCGTCGCCTACCGCCTACAACGAAACCCAGTCCTCAAATTCCGGCATTCCCGCTGCCTGGATTTTGGCCTCAAATCGCCTTCTTCGGAAGCTGATCGATTCCTTCGACGCCTCGGCCAGCGGCCTTTTCGATGCCGATGTCATCGACTTCGCCGGCCAGAAAACCGACTCCGCTCGCTGGGGCGAAGTCTCGGGGGTAGGTTTTGAACAGGCGATGGCCAGCGCCGGTTCCGAGGTAAGCGCGATCACTGGCTCGACGCAGACCACGGCGTACGGTTCGGTTTCGGTTGCGGAATATGTGATCGGTTACACCGAGACTTTCCGCAATCAGATCTTGATGGGGCCGAACGGAAGCGGAGTGAATCTCTCCCTGGACGATCTCACCTCCCTGGTACCCGCCAGCTACGAAAAGACCCTCCGCGGGTTGCTGACCGCCAGCGGCGCCACGATTTCGGCCAACGTGATCGGCGCCACCACCACCGCGCTTAGCGCGGATGACCTGTATGACCTCCGGGCCGCCCACACCAGCAAGTACGGCGCCGGCGAGCTGGGCGCTCCCATCTTGGTGCTCCGCGCCCAGCAGCACAACGAGGTGATCGAAAGCTTCCGGTCGGAAAACTATCTTTGGGGCACCGATCTTGCCCAGCGGATGCAGCGTGTGACCGTCGGCCAGCGGCTGTCCGACCCCTACGGCCTGGGCTTCGATGTCCAGCTGACCGACGACGTCGTGAGCGCCAGCAGTGTGCTGAAGGGCTTCTGCACCTCCCCCGGCGCCTGGAAGCGGGCTATCGCCAGCCCCGAGGCCGCCCGGATTCCCGCTGGCGCCCGCCGCATGATCATCCCCGGCTACGGGCTTCTGATCTGGGAGAAGCTGTCGGGTTCCGACCTTCGCACCAGCGGTTTCAACGCATACGCCAATATGGGCGTCGGCTTGAAGTCCAGTAACGTCAGCTTCCAGGCGTTGGTCCGCTCCAAAGCCTGATCCCAGCCCTGATTCATAGGAGAGCCCATGCCGGTCCCCACTGAAACCGCCACCACTTCTTTTGCCAAAAGCCAGGCATATGGCGCGCCCGTCGGCGGCGCGGCCGATGTGCCGGTCTATGAGCACCTGAAGGCGTACCTGCTCCACCCCAACCCAGGCGTCGCAGAGGTGGTGAATGTCACCGCGAAGTACGCCAAAGTTCTCGGGGTAGATCCCGGCGGGTACGTGGTCCCGGATCTGGTCGCGGTGCTGGCGGTACCCGGCGGCAACGGCGTAAGGGGTCTGTCGGACTGGTCGATGGAAAAGCTGCTTTCTACCCAGGAAGGCGGCGGGTATTACGAAATCGCGAAGCATCTCGCGATGGCCGGCACTCCGCTGCTGGACCCCTTCAGCCCGCTCCCTCGCGAATTCCTGCCGTCGGGTGTAACCGACGGTGGCTATCTCCGATTCGTGACGACGCAGCACAACGGCACTTTGGGCCGGTGCCATCACCTCGCCTTTGAGCATCTCGAAAGCGAAGGCATCGGCGAAAAGGCGGACCTGAAGATTGACCGCGAAGCCTACGACGCCTGGCGCATCTGGCTGGTCACCAGCGGAAAGACCCCCGAGGTCAACCCAGCGGCTATCCGGCGTGGCCGAAAGGCTCTTGAGGGGCGCATCGCCAAAATCAAGGGCCAACCCCTCGACGAAAAGCAGCTCGAGCGGTCGCTTGCGCCCCGCGAATCGGCGCTGAAGGTGCTGGACGATGCCGACACGGTGAAGCGCGGCATGGGCGATAAGCCCGCCACTGAAAAGCCGGCCAAAAAGGCGAGCGACAAGCCGAGCGACAAGGCCGAAAAGGGCCGCGCCGATGTCTGAACGCATGTCGACCGAACAGCTTGCGGCTGAAATCCGTAAGCAGACCCAAAAGCTGGGCGGAAAGCCCCTCTCCCACGATGAATCTATGGCACGGGCCGCGAAAGCGGCTCGCATCGCCGACCAAAAAGGAAATCGCTGATGTCGGAAATTCTCGGCACCTCTCTCCGCACCGCTTCCAGGTTGGCAAAACGGCTGGTCCTTGCGCTGGGTAGCGGTGCCGGGTACGCGGTCACCACCCTGTCGGCAGATGGCACCATCGGTGAGTATTCGCCGCCGGTGCTTTTTGTCGCTCCGGATGCCTCGCGCAATTTGGATTTTCTGGCAGATGTGGAAGTCGCTGGTTCCTGCTTCATTGTGGGCAATACCGACGCGACCAATACGGTGACGCTGCGCAGCTCCGCAGCCAGCACGGTGCTGGCGTTGAAGCCCAAAGAATTCGGCATTTTCGTGTACAACGGAACCGCCTGGAAATTCATGCAGGCCCAGGTCGGTACCCTCTCCGCCTCCCTGCTGGCCTCCGCCAATACCTGGGCGGGCCTTCAGACCTTCGGGGCGGGGATCGCGGCGAAAGGCCCGGTGACCTTCAAGGACGCCACCGACGCCACCAGGCTGCTCTCCTTTGTGCTCTCCGGAATTGGCACCGGTACCACCCGCACCCTTACGATGCCGGATGCCAATGTTGACCTTGCGGACGTTGCGACCAACACCGCGAACATTGCCAAGTTTGGCAGTGCAGATGCCCTGGTCCGCAGCACCATCGCGGTCGCCGATGCGCCGGGCGGATTGACGACCGCAGCGCTGACTCTGGCCTGCACCCGTCCCGACGGCACCGCCATCGCCACGGCCCGGCAGATGTACATTGTCGACAGCCTCACGCAATATCGGGGCAACCCTTCAGGCTCTGCGACCTACGGTACCGCGACCGTCGGCAGCATTGTCGCCTCGGGTACTGGTTGGGCGCTCATTCAGACCAGCACCACGGGCGCTTTCGCCTGCACGGTCACCAACGCTGCGGATGAAACGCTGTACTTCAGCACCGAGACGGCCCTCGGTGGCGTGTCCGACCCCACCAAATACGCTGTCGTCGTCGGCTCCAACTCTGACTCTGCGACCTGGTCCGCTTGATCCCAAGCGGCGAGGTCCTGTGGAGCTTTCGCAGCCTTTGGCCGGATGTCCTGGCCAGGGGTCGCGCAAATACTCTTGTGGGCTCTCTCCAGAATGCGGGGGTATCCCCGACGGTTTCGGCGGCCACATTCGCCCTTTACCGCCCAGACGGCACGGAGGTCACCGGCTGTACGCTGGCTCTGGCCTCAAACGTCGCGACCGTCACCGTTCCCAGCTCATCCCTCCCCACCACCCTTCCGCTCGGGGAGGGCTACCGGGAGCTGTGGACGTTTACAGTCGGAGGTATCCCCTACCAGTATGAGCGCCCCGCCTCTCTGGCGCTTATCCAGCTTTCACCGGCGGTTATCACCACCGACATCACGGGAAATACCGGCCGGCTGCCATCGCTCGGGAGGTCGCTGGGTAGTATCTCCATTCAAGTATTCATGGATCAAGCCTGGGAAAGGATTATCCGGCAGCTCATCAAGGCCGGGCATCTCCCCTACCTGATCCGCACCCCCGATGCCCTCCGGGAGTGCCACATTCTGCTCTCCATCGCGATGGCCTGCGATATGTGCGCCCTTTCCGCCGACGCTCTACAATGGGCCGCTGCTGCGGAGAAGTATCACAAGGCATGGGAAAACGAGTGGAAAGCCATCAACTGGCAAACGGACTACAACCACGACGGAAAGATTGACGATCCCCAGCAGCGCCAGTCGTCGAATGGCGGCGTCGCTCATACGTGGGGTTCCGTCGGCGCTCGCCCATTGAGGGGGTGCTGAATGCTGCCCCCTGCCGTCCGCAAAGCCATCATCGACCATATTGTTGCGCTGGATCCTGTAACGTCCGGAAGCTCTGCCTATGCCGGCTCGGTTGTCCACCTGGATGACGTAACCGCATGGGCGGAATCTGACGTTCCGTTCACCCCCATGAATCTGCCCTCCAATCTGGAGTATCTTCGGGTCTGGGTAGAGTTGGGAGATGCGCAGGACCTCGATGACCGCCCGTTGGATGAGACGTTCATCCGCCAGCAGGTAGCCGTGCTCTGGCTGTACCCCTACCGCGACACGGGCGAGGCACCCAAGCTGGATTTCGACCGTGCTTGGTTCGCCTTGGCGTCGTTGTACCGGTACATTTTGAACGGTTGGGATGACGGGGTCGGCATCGTTGTCGACCGCGCGCCCGTCTCAATGCTTCGCCCCGTTCGCGTCGGAGAGGCCGGGCATATCCTTTGCGAGATTCGCTTTATCGTCCGCTACGAACTGGAGTAATCCATGGCTACGCTTATCGGTGTCCGCACTCGCCGCCACGTTTTGGTTGTCCTCAAGGATGCAACGGGCACCCCGATCACCTGCACCCTCGGTCCGGGGCCGGGCGATTTCAAGATGTCTGGCTTTGAGCAAAGCAACAAGGAATCGGTTGCAGTCTACGACCGCGGTGGTTTCCTGGAGCAGGTGGAGGGCGACGACTTGCAACCGTCGTTCTCTCTCACCGTCCACCATGCCGGTGATTTGACCGCGGCAAATGCCGTACATGCGGCGCTCAACAAAACCGATGATTTCGCGGCCGGCGTCACCGTCGACCCGGGCGGGATAATTTGGGCGCTGACGCTGGTGGTGACGATCACCCGGTCGTCGGTAACCAACACCTACACCCTGACGAATTGCCGCTGCAAGTGGGATTATTCCGAGGGGAAGGACGGCAATACCATCGCCATCACCGGCACCTGCTACGGCGGCTACACCGTCACCTGATTTTCATGGAGGCACCTTGTCGATCCCCACTGCTCCCAAGTTCATTTTTCGCCGCCAGGAGGTATCCATTCTGCTGGACCCTCTCCTGGCATCTGCCATTTACGCTGCCCGCACGCAGGCGGAGGGCCATTCCACCCTTCAGCGCATCGGGCTGGTGGCGCTGGCCATCGGCTGGACGGGTGCCCCGAAACCGTGGCTTGCTGGTCTGACCGAAATTCGCGACGCGGCTGCCGGTCAGAAGGCCATGTATGAATCCGAAATGAGGGGCCGCGGCGGCGCGCTCACCGGCGACGAGCTGCGGGAGCTGAAGCGCGACCTGGTCGGCGCGACGGATGCCTGCCAGCAAGCAGAGGCTGCCCTCCGGGCCGCCGATATCCGTGACCTTCCCCTGGACCTCGCCCGCACCTCACTGGAGGCAGCGGCCATCCAAGAGAGCATCCTGTCAGCCGGTGTCCCCGCATTGCGGCTCTCAACCTGGGTTTCCGAGGTTATCCGCTATTGCGACGCCACGGCAACGGCCGGTTATTCCGAATGGATGGCTCTGGAGGAAGCGGGTTTTTCGATTCCCCCGGCGGAGAAATCCTCCTCCGGGGGCTCGAAGTCGCCAGACGCCAGTGTGGAGATGCTTCCCGCTGGTTCTCGATGAGTCCTTTCGAGCAAGCTTTGCTGGTAGGGCTGGATCATCGGCGGCGGCCAGCAGTGGGGACCGCCGGTGACAGCCCTCCCGGCCTGTGAGGTGACTTGTGTGGGAGCAATCTACCGACTTCTGGACCGCGCGGGATTCGTGGCGCGACATTGTGGTCGCGAGACAGGCTGCTGCCCCGCGTAGAAAGGGTGGGCGCTTTCCCATCCCCCGGCTCACGGAACAGCACCGCATGTGGATGCTCAAGGGAGAGCGGTACCTCAAGGACTACCCCGGTCTTTTCAAGGCTGCCGGGGTTCAGGTTGCTGTTGACCCCGCGCTGCGTGAGGCCATCCTCCGCAAAATTGATTCGCTGGCGCCGGCAATGGCAGAGGCATTCGATTCCGCGCTTGCGCCCATGATGTTCAAGGCATGGCGGGAATGGCCTGTTAGAAGCGGGCTTTCCAAGTCCCTGCTGAATCTGGAGTATTACCAAGTCGGCGATGCGTCGTTTGCTGCCCGCGTCGGGTGCGCCGCCCCCTACACGGTATTTATTAAGAACTCTCCCGCAATCCGGCTTATCCAGCTTCCCGCCTCCACCGCAGCCGCGGCCATCGGCGCCCAGGTGGTACGGTGAGTGATTTCAGTCTTACCATTACGGCCGATACCTCCAAGGCAATCGCCGGTTTTGCGGCGATCCCTGGCGCAGCCGCCACGGCAGCCCAGCGGACGGCGATCGTTATGTCCGGTGCCTACGCCAAGGCAGGAAAATCAGCCGATGAGGCGGTAAAAAGCGTTCAGGACTATGCCAAGGCCCTGGTAGCTGCAGGCGCCTCGGAGAAGGCAGCAGCGGCCGAGGCTCTGGCCTACGCAAAATCCATGTCCGCCGCCCTGGACACCCAGAAGGTAGCCGCCACCGAGGTCGGAACCGGGTACAACCGCGCGAATGCAGGTGCGGCAAACCTTTTCCACCAACTGAAGGACATGGCGACCGGGCTGGCGAGCGGCCAGAACCCAATGCAGATCCTGACTCAGCAGGGTCCGCAGGTATTCGATGCTTTTGCGTTGGGCGGAGGGGCAGCCGCCACGATGGGCGCGGCGGTCGCCGGCGTCACGGCCCTGGTAACGGCCGCTGCGGTCCCCCTGGCCGGGCTAGTTGCAGTCACCGGGCTTCTGACGGCCGCATACCGCGTCAATAGTCTGGAGGCCGACAGGGTCATCGAGCGGCGGACCTTTGAAAAAGATCTGGCCGATAGCCTCAAGACATCCGAGGAAAAGCTGACCGATGCCTATATCGCTGAGGCGGTGGCGGAAGGCGCGGTCACCAAGGAGATGGGCAAGGAGATCACCTATCGCCTGGACGCTCAACGAGCGGTGGAAGCATATGCCAAGGCCCAGCAGGTAAAGATAGACGGCCTGAACGCCGATATTGAGTCATCGAAAAATTGGATCATGGTCCAGCACGATGTTGCCGCCGCAACGGCGCTGGTCGGTATGGCCGCAAGTCTGTATTCGGGCGATACGCTGAAGCGCCTGTACAGTGGCGAGCAACTGTCGGACATCTTCGCCAGCAACGCCCGCGCCATCAATGAGACGATTGACAGCTTCACCGGGCTGCAATCTGGCACTGCCGCAGCAAAAAGCAAGATCGACGACTTGAATGGGGCGGTCCGGACGGAGGCTGACCTTGTCAGCAAAACCAAGGACGCCAATATCAATGCGGCGAAAGCCAATGAAAAGACGGCAGAGGCGAAAAAGGGGGAGAAGGAAGCCCGCAAGGAAAACACCAAGGCCCTTGAGGCAGAGCGGCTTGCCCTCAAGCGGTGGAACGATGCGATGGCGGCCGAAAACAAGGCTGCCGAGGATGATGCAAAGTCCTGGGCTGCTGCGACCAACGCCCTGGATAAGATGTCGCAGGGATTCCGCAAAAGCGGCCAGGAAGCCCAGCGGGCGATGCTGCTGCAGAATGCCGATCCCGTCACCGACACGATCCTCAAGCAGCAGTGGGCGCTGGCGGACCTTGACACTCAGCGGGCGCTGGACGTGGCGGCCATTGAAGCCCAGCACAAGGCCCAGATGGCGCTCGCCGGCGATTCAGCGACCGGCAAGGAAACCGCCGACCAGAACGCCAAGGCAGCAGCACTGGCCGCTGAGCAGTCGTACCAGGACCAGAAGGCCGCGATCATTCTTCAGTCCAGCGCTGATATTCAGACTGCCCAGGCAGATGCTGCCGCGAAAGCAGCCGAGGCCGAAACCGCGGCCCGCTCCAAGGACCTTCAGAACGCGCAGCAATTCGTCAGCGGTTTGGCCAATCTGTTTGGCGGCCTTTCTGATATCGCCGGCATGGTCGCCGACAGTGTCGACCCAAAGGCCAATCAGGCCGCCTACATGGAAGCTTTCAACGCCGCAAAAGCGTTTTCTATCGCCCAGGCCACCCTGAATACCGCAATGGCCGTCTCCCAGGCCCTCGCGACACCCGCTCCCCCCCCGATTCCCGAGATCGCAGCGGTTGTGGCCGGTATTGCGGGTGGCGTTCAGATCGCCAAAATCGCCAGCGCTCAGCCACCGAAGTTTCATAAAGGCACCCTTGCTGCCGATGAATTTCATGCCATCCTTCAGAACAAGGAGGCGGTTATCCCGGCCGATGTGATGGCCCGCCCGGGTGCCAAGGAGCAAGCCGCCGCACTGGTTTCCGGTCGCTCGCCGGTCACGGCCGATGAGGTATCGAAAGGGATGGATGGCTCATCGGTTCCCGGCCTGCTTCGCCAGCTTTCCGATCGTATGGATTATGTAACGCAAGCCGTAAACGACCTGGGAACCGCCACTCTTGGCCAAGGGTTCCAAAGGGACGTCCAAAAACAGATGGGCCGACCCGGCCACAAGGGGGCCTATGCCTACGGATCGTAGCCGCACCAGCTACCCGGCCTTTCTGGTGCCGGACCCTGCATTCCTGGCGTCAAATCTGGCTTCAGATTCGAGCTACACGGCGGTTGGCCCCCTTCCTGGCGCGCCGGTCCCAGCCGGCTCCTACGACCTTGCGCTCACATCGCACGGCGATCAGGCAGCATCCGGTGATCTGACCGTGATTGTCCAGGCCGGCGGCGTTGTCGGTCGAGGTGGCGCATCGTTTCTGTGGAAAAACACAGCCGATCCCAGCTATTACGGCTGGGATGCCCCCACGGTACTCACCGGATGGGCTCCGGTGCTGTGGGCGGCCGCGCCGAGAGTCGGACACCCGTGCGTTGTGACGCTGTACTCCGGTGCTGCTTTCGGGGTGTGGTCCAGCGGGACCTACCTGAATTCCATAGGGTGTACGACGATCGGTGGCACGCCCGGTTCCATCGCTCTCCTCGGCGGGGCGACCGGTGCGGCGGACTGTGCGCCCTGCCTCGTCCAGCTTCCCCCGACCGCAGAAATACCGCTCGGTCGGCTGGTTTTATTTGTATGGGTTGTGGACAGCGTTGCCCAGACGCAGACCATCCAAATGCAGTTCAGCGACGACGACGGCGCTACGTGGTCGCTGGGGTCGACGGGCGTACTCCCGGAGCCGATCAGCACCGACAGCACCGGGTACCAGTCGACGAGGCTCCGGGCTGCCTACGCCAACGGGCAGATTCTGTTGATGGTCGGCCTCAAAAGCAACAATGTGCTGCTTTACCCAGGGGCTGCGGACCCCAACAAGGGGTTTCGGAATGAGGTGCGCCAGTATGCCAGCTCTGACGATGGGCACACGTTTACCAAGGTTTGGGCGTCAAATCTTATGCTCGTTGGGCGCTCAAGTCGGTGGGATGACCCGGCAAGCCAGGATGGCGGCGGGTTTCCGGATGTCGCCGTGCATGACGGTACCTTTTATGTCGCGTGGCTTTCCCTCATTGACCTGATGCCCTATGTTTGCCGTCTGGAATCTGCATTCCAGTCGATCGGGTCGACGGTCGGCGTGGTAGCATCCGAGTCGGAAGTGTGGGGGACACTGGACGCGACAAGCGCCTATTTCTCCGATGGTGACTGCGTTTTGACGGTGGACGAAACCGGGGTCCTGTACATCACGGGGCGCTGCCCGACAGATGGAAACCGGTGGGTCATCAACTATTCGTCTGATTTCGGTGCTACGTGGCCGCCAATGGCCCGATCCTCAATGGCCGGCGGTGGCGGTCTGTGGTGGGACGCTGAGGACTCTGGGACCTACCCCGCCGATGCGGCCGGGTGCTGGCACCGTGGGCGCCTGTTGGTGCTGGCGGGGCACGGTTCGGACCCGTCAACCTACGACGGCGGCTCGCTGTCTATCTATGCCTTGGGCGGGTACAGCACTGTCACAATGCCTGGGTACGACCGGTGGCGGGCCGATAGCCGGCAGGTGACCTGGGGGCAGACCTGGCTTCCGCTGGACCTCCCAGGCGACGCGGGCTGGACCCGCACGGTCGTCGGCACTCCCACGGAATCCCTGGCCTCCGGGCTCCTATCGCTCACGGTCGGGGTTCCGCAGGCTCTCGCCTACGGGGTGGTACCGGGCGGCACAGTCGCCGGCGGGGTGATTGCGGAGTGGGCCGCCACCGTCACCAGCGGGGCCTACCGGGTGCGTCTGCGGACTGCAGACGGCGCCAGCGGCTACCAGATCACGGTGTCGTGCTCCTCCGCCGGTTTCACGGTCGTCGACGGCAAATCTGGGACCGTTCTGGCCACGGTCACCGCGGCCGGGGAAGTCTGGATCCGGGCGTCCATCACCGCCGGGATCTGCTCCCTCTGGTACCGGGTGGCGACCGACCCCATCACCAGCACCCGCGCCTGGACGCAGGCGGTGTCTGCGGTGGCGCTCACCGATGGCGTCGCAACCTGGGCGGCAAATCTGATTGGTTGGGGCCACACGATCGGCAGTTCCCACGCTTCGACGTGGCGCTTTTTTGCCTGGATTGACGACGATGGCCTTGGGTATGTCGGCACCGGTCTGGGGTCTGCGTCGATCCCTCGGGATCTTCTGGGCCGGCGCTTTGCAAGCGTCCCGACCGATCTGGACGGGTCCACGTCTATTTCCGCCAACGGGGGGCCGGCTTGGGCTGGTCAGTCCTGGCGAATCCGCACCGCGTACGAATATGGACCGGACAAGCTCCACCCCGAGATCTCGCCGTCTCCCCAGATAGGGGCCCGACTCGCTCAGGCATCCAACCACAGCCTGATCTGGGACTTCCATACCTCCACGACCGGTTTGGAGGGGCGTCCGCTGGCACTGGCGATTATGGCCTCCAATTTCCAGGGCGCCACCCTCTACGGCTGGAACGGCGCTTGGAACAACATCGCAGCATTGTCCAACGCAATCACGACGGGCGCCGGCTACGTCCGGTCAGGCCGGATGGTCGCCGTGACGGCGGGTGGTACGCTGTCCTACGTGGTCGCAAATCAGCTTGTAGGCGCATCTATCGACCTTGGAGGCGGAAAGGTCCGTCGGATTGCCGCCAACGGGGAGGGGCAGATCGGCGGCACCAGCAGCGTCACGGCCTGGATGCGGCTGGACGGGGTCGACGACACCGAAGGCACCAGCGGGACCTGCACGATTTACGTGCCGCAGATAGTCATGGTGTTGGCACAGCCGGCCAACTACTCCAGATTCAAGCTTTACATTCCTGCTTGTACAACGCCAGAGGGGTACATCAAGGTCGGCAAGGTGTTGCTGGGCTCCCTCCGAATCCTGCCCCGCCGCCCATCGGCAGGTCGCTCCCTCGATTGGATGCCCCAATATGAAACGGACCGGCCGAAAGGCGGCGTCCGGAGCTTCTTCCGGGCTGGGAAGCCCATCCGGCGGGCACGGCTTCCGTTCTCGGATCTGCTGCCCTCCAGCCAGGTGTACGCATCCGCGAAAACGCCGGGATATGCGAAGCTTTCGACGGCTGGTGCTGCGATTGCCAGCTACCACGGCGCCGCGATGTCGGTCCTCGGCATGGTCGACGAATTGGGCGGCTCCCCTTGCGTTTATGTTGCCAATGTCAATGCCACATCGAGCAACACGATACCGGTATCCGTCCTTGATCCGTCGCTTATTCTATACGGCCGGATTCTGGAGGATATGTCCCTCACGACTCAACGCGGGACCGAAGGCGAAAATGGGGCGTTCGGGCTCAGCGGGCTGGTGGTGGAGGAGGAGCCTTGAGGCGCCGCTTCACCTCCGCTGAGATGGCTGGCGCCCGCCTCTGGTGGGTCGCATCCTTCGATTTTGGCGGTAGGACCTGGAGGGTCGGCAGCGGCGCGCTTTCCATCATCAGCACCGCCCTGGGCCGGGATTTGGCCATTCCGGCCGGGCTCTCGGGTGCGACCGCAGAAATGGTTGCGCCCTGGATGGGGCGGGCTCCAGAGCGGCGCACCGGCCAATTTACGCTGGTCGTCCCTGGCCTCGATGTCGGCGCCGCCCTGGCCGCCCGCTATGAACTAGATGGGCAGCCGGCGGAGGTGGCAATCTGGCGAGAGGGCGACATCTGGGAGGAGCGCCTGGTTGTGCTCTCAGGGCAGGTGATCGACTATGAGTACGGCGCCCCCGGCGACGCCATCAAAATCACGATTCAGGAGTCGATAGACCTGGACCGGGCGCAGATCCCAGAAATGGGCGCCAGCGTGAGCCCGGCGACCCACCCCTGGGCAGCCGGCGGCACGACGGGGCTGGCGTACCCCTGGATTCTCGGCGCTCCCGGCTCGGACGGAACCCAGGCCAGCCCGGTGATTTTTGTGCGGTCCATCCTGGCGGGGGGTGACCGGGATCTGCTGCTGGTGGCCGGACACCCTGTCAGCGCCACCAGCATCACGATCGCTGACGGGACCACGAACGATTCGGTTCATTACGTCCGCAAGGCAGATGGAACATCTGTCGGCGTTACAAGCTCCATTCCGGTTACGGAATCGCTCCGCATCCAGCATATTGAGGACGGCCTTGGGCGGCTGGTCGCGGTCGTCGATCTGGCCGACGCAGTGACGATCGGAAACGATGTGTCACTCAAGTATACGGCAGCCTGGACGGGTGGTTCTGGGCTTGTATCAGTTTCGGGTGAGTCGGCCGACGGTGCGGGCTCCATTCTGGAGGCGTTGCTTGCCCATTCCACGCTCCCCGTGGATCGTGGCGCACTTTCGACCGTTCGTGATCGTCTGGATGCTTGGAAAATTGGGGCGATGGTACAGGCACCCCTGGCGCCGATGGCCTGGGCAGTGCAGGCGCTGCTGCCGCTGCTGCCCGTGGCGGTACTGACAGGCCCATCGGGATGGCGGGTCATCCCGGTCCTATTGCAGCCCACGCGACGCGATTGTGTTGGCACATTGACCGCCGGACCTGCCTGTCAGCGCATCGGGAAAGCGCATCGGGAAGGGCAGGACGAAATTGCCAATCGTCTGGAGCTGCGGATTGCGGTGGATGTGGTCAGCGGCAATACCCAGCGGTCGGCCATCGTTGCCGCTGATTATGATGGGACTACGCACCCGAACCTGCTTACCCGGCTCTCTTTCGACCTTTACCGGTCGCGGTCATGGTCGGATGAAACGGTCGCAGTTTACGATGATGTCACGGCAATTCGAACGGTCCGCTGGCGGTCCGCCGCCTATGCGTTCCCGCGCACCGTGATTCAGTATGCAGTTCCCCAATATCAGTGGCTACAACCTGGTGATCTGGTATGGCTCATTGACGACAAGCTATCCATAGAGCGGCCGGTCTGGGTTCAGCGCGTGCTGCTGACCCCCGGCGGGGCAATTGTTGATCTGGTGGCGTGGAGGCTGAATGCCTAACGCCATCTTCAAGCGCGGGTCGACGAGGATTGAGGCGAAGATCCTACGGTTTGCCTCTGGTACCCTGACCCGCGTTCGGGGCGAAGCGGTTTACGATCCCGGGACCGGAACGGCGGGATGCGGCATTCACCAGCAGCGGTTTCCCGCTGAAGAAATGTCCTTCTCCGGTGGACTTTCGCGCTGCACACTACCAGAAACACCGTCCACGAATTCCAGATATTCGGGCGTGTTCCTGGCATTCAAGAGCGGGGCAGTGATTTATACCTACACCACATCCACGCCGGGAGCAGGGGAGTGGACAGTGGTGGGCGCTGAGGTCCGTATCGTCGGAGATCAGCGTGATTCAGGCGATACCTGGCTCATCGTTTACCCAATCACGTAGAGGACAATATGACGACTGTAATCAAGATCAATGCCGGCGATTTGCGACTCGGTACCAACAAGGGCCTGACGGTGCTTTCCGGCGGGCTGCTGGCCCTCCTGGTAGGTACCGGTCTGGAACTGGACACCAGCGGCGTGCGCTTGGCCGCGCCCGGAAACGGTCTGACCGGCGGTTCCGGCACGGCCTACAGCGTGCAAGCGGAGGATGCGACCATTTCGGTAGGTTCCTCCGGTATCAAGGTCAACAAGCTGCTCAGCAGCTATGCCCAGATCAGCAACATCGCTCCCGGCAGTTCCGCCAGCTTCACCGACGTGAATACGGCGGTCGTGTCCGCTGTCACCACCGCGACGCCGCAGACCAGCCTCAGTGCTGCCGGCGTTTTCGTGGATGCCAGCGGGGCCTACGGCAGCTCCCCGACGTTCCCGCCCCCGGCACAGATCCTCCGGTACGGAACCCGTGGCATGGCCACGATCCGGAACCATGCCACCGGCAATGTGATCATCGATGCCGGCGGCAATGAGGTGTATGCGGTGATGTACCGCAACACCAGCAATAGCAAGTTCTACCTCACCTATTGGTCCGATATCAGCGGAACCCAGACCAGCTACAGCTTTGGCGCCTCCCCCGGCGTCATCGACGTGCTGTTCGTCGATACCGAGAGCTTCCTCAACCTGCCGACGACTGCCCTTCTTGGCGTTCCTGGCGGGTTTGCGGATCTGGTGACTGGCGATATCACCAGCGTCACCGCCGGCGATGGCCTCTCCGGTGGCGGGTCGTCCGGTGCCGTTTCCCTGGCCGTTAACCTGGATACCAACCCGGGCCTGGAAATCAACGCCGGGGCCCTCCGCGCGAAGGCCAACAATGCCAAGGGTATCGTGCGGGAATCCGCCGGTATCGGCGTCGGTCTGGCCTCCGCCGGCTCCAACACGGGCGGTCTGGAGTTCGACGGGTCTGGCAACATTCAGATGAAGATCGCGGCGAACCAGGGCCTGATTCTGGGTGGCAGCGGCCTCGGGGTGGTACTCAATACCTCCGCCGGCGGGAATCTCTCCAAGGGGTCCAGCGGCCTCCGCGTGGCCGCCGGCGGCGCGGGTATGCCCGTCAAAGCTGAAAAGGACGACTTCACCTCCGCCAGCTTCAGCTACTCCGGTGGGCTGTCCACGATCGCCACCACGGTCACCGCCGACAGTCATGCCAGCATCATCGGCCAGCGCTCTCTCACCAAAAGCGGCGCGGATGTGATGACGATGGTATCCGGCTCGCCCGCTGCCGCCGGGGAATGGCGTATCAATGCGGGAAACCTCGAAATCTACGGCGATGTCACAGGCGACGGTGATACCTACCGCCTCCGCTACCACAGCAGCGTCTGATTGTAGGAGTCCAGGATGAAACGGATTTTGATCGCGTTCCTCTACGGCGGCCAGGAGCAGGTTTTGGACTGCTCTGGAAAATCGGTCGACCCCGAAAATCCCGAACAGGTGATTCTGGAAGGGATCAACGGGTTTTCATTGGAGGTAAACGACAAGAAATATGCCGTGTCATCCTGGACGCTTCCAAGAAAGGCCATTGTCTGGAGCGCGGATGTACTCCAGATCCCGGCCGACTTGTGACGGATTCCATTCCCCCGGAGGACCCCAGCCTCCGGTCCCAGGTCGGCGCCCTTTCCCTCCAGGTCGAGGGCCTTACCCGCCTCCTCCTCGGACTCGAATCGGCATGCCGCGAGCTGATTGGCGAGGTCCGCGCCGACCGGCAGGCCCGCGCTGCCGAGCTGGCGCGCGACGCCCAGCCGCACCCGCTCTCCGCCGCTGCGGTGGCGCTGCTGCAGGCGCTTACTGCCGACCCCGTGGCCCGCTCCTGGGTAGGCCGGGCGGTGGCGCTGCTGGTAGTGGCAACCGCAATTGCCGGACTGGCACACGTCGACGTGGCTGCCGCCTCCCCCCTCTCCGAACTATTCTCCCTGGCGGACCACTACCTTTCCCCTGGAAAATCGCCATGAATCAGCCCCGTCTTTACGAGCTTCCACGCCACCCAGAAATCACAGAGGAAATGCCGGAAATCCCGGCGGACATCCCCCGCACGGAGCTTCGGCGCCGGCTGGCCTTCGGGGCTGACCATCTACAGGTGGACCCCAAAGCTGTCGCGGCGACGTGGCTGGCCCCCATCGCTCCCCTGCCGGTTTCTTCTGGAATTGGGGAGGCATAGATGGAAAGCGAGGGCTGGAACGTCGATGATTTTCACGGTTCGCCGCACATTTCGGGCGGAGCGCTTCTGGGCTTTCACCTCCACCTCCACCGGGGGGATCAAGGGATCGAAACGTGGTCCCCGGAAGTCCCAAAGTCCTAGTGGAACCTTCTGATTTCTGTGGCACAGATCGGGCTTCTGACCGACCTTGACGCCATCGGCGCGTCGATCTGGCCCGATTGGTGGCCTCAAAACGTGCGTTCTCGCGAGGGTGGCTTAGCAGCAGTCAAAAAGCTGCTGACTTCCTGACTCAGAAGTGATACCATCCTGTCGTGGGATAACGCAGCCCGGTCAGCGCGATAAATATCCAAAGATATTTCACTGCCGCAGAATCACCGGCCAGGAAACAGGATCTTCCACGCCATCCGGATCCGGCCCCACCACCCAGGGGGCGCCGGCGGAGCTGCGGGGGCACTCGCAATCCGAGGGAGGGCCCCCGCCAACATCGTCGCCGTCGCCCCTCGCCGGTGCCCATCCTCCGCCATCAGGGAGCAGAGCGGCGCCAGATCGGGCCTGGATGCCGCCAGAATCGCCAGCCTGCCGACTCTCTCCCGCTCCAGTGCCGCATCCTGGTACAGCCAGGAGGCGATCTGCGGACCCGTCAGCGGGGCGCCGGGGGTGCGGGGGTCGGAGTGAGGGTCCGTCGGCACCCCATAAGGCTATCACGGGTCGCGACGCGGTGTGACCTGACGATCTCCTGACGATCGCCAGCCCAATCGGAGACGCGCGGCTTGTGCGCGATGCTTACGACGCCGCTGGATGGAGGGTCCACCTGGGGTCCATGGCCTGCAGATTGCCCACGGTTTTACGAAGCTCCATGGGTGTCCCGTGGATCTTCAGCACGGTACCTACTGGATTATTCTGGTACAACCAGGGTGCTTTGGATGGACACCATAATCATGGTCCGCCGCCATCCTGCTTACTATTGGCCTTGGGCCTATGATTCTGGCGAATCGAAAACCGGTCAGGGTCCACAGGGGGTCCAAGCTCAGCGGCGCCCCCCGGCGGCACTCCCCGGGAAGTTGATCACCGACCGCGTCTCCCAACTCGGGAGAGGTGGGATCAGGTCCACCGCCCGCGCCAGCTTCGTCCAGTACGCGGCCGGATCCAGGTAGTGCCGCTTCGCGATACCCTGGGGCATATGCCCAACCAGATGATCAGAAAGTTCCAGGGAGATATCGACCCGGAATAGTTCCGTCTGGAGTGCCTTCCGGAAACTGTGCGTTGGCTGGCCGCGCCAGAGTTCTGGCGGCACACCTGCTGCCTCCCAGGCCCGTCGAAGCCGGCGATCCAGGTGTCCGCGCCCATCGTTCAAAGCGGCCTCCATCTCTCCCTCTGGCGCATTCACCACATACTGAGACTCCCGTGGCCAGGTGGCCATCTCCGCCCCCAGGTGTGGACTGAAAGGTACCGTTCTACCGCCATACCCACCCTTGGTGATGCTCGCTGGCACAGTCAGGGAGTACTCCTCAAAGTTGAAGTAGGGCCATTGGAGTTGCACAATTTCAGACCGCCGGATGCCGGTGAACCGGGCGAGTACGGCAGCACGATACACCCAGGGAGTATGCCTGGTTTCTGCGATGCACCGGTCGCAATCTCCCCACGTAGGGGCGATCGGCGCTTCGAGTACTCCTCGGCGCCCTGGGGGCCGGTCCGGTGGAGCACGCAAGAAACTGGCATCCTCCCCACCCATCATCCATTGCCATGCCGCCAGCACCGGAATGCACCGCTTATGGGCAGTCGAGGCCGTTCTTCCAGTATCGACCAGCCAGGAATGGTACCCGGATAATGATTCCCGGGTCAGGAGTGTGACCCGCAGTTCCGATGCAGGCTTACCGGTTTTCTCCTGAAGGTACCGCAAGAATAGAACAAGGCCATCCTGATACGACTGAATGGATCGAGGCTTGATATCCGGCCTCTTGCTGTTCAGCCACGCCTCTAAGCGTTCGTGCATCAGACCAGGGTCAGGAGTGGCGGGCTCGCCTTTGCCGTAGAGGGCGAGGTTCTGCTCGATCTGCCGTTTGAGGGCTTCTGCGGTTCGCTTGTCTGGGCATTTTCGGGCTGGCCTTTCATCCCCTTCACGCCATCGGACGAAGTACGACTTCCCTTTTTTGACAATACTCGCCATTCTTCCACCCGTTGAAGCCATGAAAAGATGAGGTTCAGATCCGGAAACCAACGCCGAAGCTGATGAGCGTCGCCGGACACTACCACAAAGGGCTTTGGCGCCTGGGGCGGGGTGTCACGTACCAGCAGGGAGAGAGTGCTCTCGGATACGCCCACCGCATTGGCGGCCTCTGCGTCGGTCCATAGTTTGCTCATGGGCACTCCCATTCGTTTGTCGTACACCGGGTTTCCAAAATACCAAGCGACTTCCCAGAAAAACCACAACTGTTCGCCCAGATTTTCCGGCGAAGATGGAACCCCCTGGGCTTTTCCGAGAACCGGGGTCCGGGGCCCTCACCAAATGCTTGCCCGCCTTCTCCTTTGGACCGGAGAAGCCCCGGAGAAGGGGCGGAGACGACCCGGCGAGGCACCGGAAATGAGCCGGCAAGGCGACGGAGATTCATGGGGCGTCCGAAGTGACTCCCTGTAGCTTCCAGCCCACAACGCCCCAAATTATGCAGCGCATAGCCGCGAGCATAATATGCACTGGCTACGCATAGCCCAAGCATATTCAGCATAAACGCAGCATAATAAGCATAACGGCCAGCATATTCAGCATAAACAGCGCATAAGCGCAGTCTAACGGCGGGATGGTTTGGGTCTTTCGATGGGTGAAGGCGGATCATTCCTTCCTCCAGACAATGCGATCTAGGTAGGCAGGGGGCCGGAAGTACCACCGCCCATGGGTTTTCACCCAGATACACCACGCATATTCCCGCTGATCAGTCCCCCCTTCCTCCCGGCCGGGCCCGCCAAAGCAGATCCGTGGGTACAACACCGCCTGCGTGTGGATTTTCGCGACCGGTCCCCAGACCAGGTCCCGCCGGAATTTTCCACCCTGGCCATCGGGTACGATCCAGGACTGGAGGAGGAGCAGGGCGACAATTTCGCAGGTCGGGACTTCCAGGGCCATCCGCAGAATCGGGGCAGCCAGGGAGAAAGGCGGATTGGTAGCGATCAGGACAGGAGCACAGCCCGCTGGCGGCCCCTGAAGAGCGTCGCCCACAACCGCCAGACCGGAGCGCACCGATTCAGCATTCGGGTCCAGCTCGGTCGCATGGCCGGGGCCAACTCGCTTCTGCAGGGCCCGGGCGAAAGCGCCGGCGCCGGCGCATGGATCCCACCAGGCGTTGGCCCTGTCAATGAAATTTGGGATGAGGTAGCCGACGCAGGCCTCAGCTACTTCGTCGGGAGTGTAGGCGACATCGGAGCCGGCGGCTGCCTGGGGCTGGAGGCTGGTGAAGAGGGAGGGCTGCATCACATCCCTCCCCAGCAGTCCGGCGACCGCCAGCAGTTGTAAACGGGCGCCCCGGGCGCCCCAATCGCCCACAGAATCAGCCCCGCCAGATAGAGCAGGATCAGCCAGATCGCGGCAATAGAGGCCAGGAATAGATAGTCGTCGCGCTTCAGGCGGCCGGCGCGGAGGAGGCGGAGGAGGCGGAGGAGGTTGCGGAGGGCCTGCATTATCCCCGCCTCCCTGTCCGTAGCCTCAGTGTAGATTCTGGAGCCCCAAAACCGGGGTCGCGGTCTACACTCGGACTACAAACCCGGGCGGCGATTCCCGAGGATGCTCGCTGGGTTCTCATGGTGTCCCCACATTGGCCCGCACCAGCGTCTCAGCGACCGGTGGGCAGACGGAATTTCCAATCCTGGCGATCTGGTCGGCCTTCGTCCCCTCCAGGATGAAGCTGTCAGGAAATCCCTGGGCTCTCGCCAGTTCGCGGGGTTCCAGCATCCTCATCCCAATATCGACCAGCGCGTAGGGCTCTCCTTGGATTTCGACGGTCACCAATCCGAAGCGGGCCTTGACGGTGGCGGTATCCAGCGGGCGGTCAAGCCCCTGATTCTGGCCGTCGGAGCCGTAGTATTTCTGGAGGAACGCAGCCACCAGCCCGGCATGCCCCCCGCCTTTCCCGCCACCATTGAGCACGGTGGGCATCGGGTCGGTGAGAGGGCAGCCAGCGCCGGCGGTGCCGTAGAATTTCGTGAGGTGGGCGGCGACCAGGGAATGGTGATCAACTGCTGTCACCGTCCCCATCGAGGCCGCCAGATCCGACCCGACGGCCCCCGTGTAGTGCTTCGCCAGGAAGGCGGCGACCAGGGCGGTCTTTCCGCCACCGCCAGCGGTCACCGTCGGGGCGGGAGCATCAACCACCTGCCCGACCGAGTTCCCGAATTTCCGGGAAAGTATGGGGGCCACCAAGGCCCGCTCCCCCCGGTTCGCCGTTGTCACGGTCGCCATCGGCCGATCCAGCGGTTCCAGGCGCCCGCCATGCGTCAGGCAGAGCAGGAACGGACGCGGATTCTGGAGGACGTACTTCACGATTCCCGCCGCGATCCGCTTCTCCGTCGCGGGCTTCAGGGGCCGCGACCGGCCGAAGATCGACCGACATGGGATCGACCAGTCGATGCACTCAGCTGCAGTCCGATGGGGCGCCAAGCCGGGACCGTGGGTGGGCTCAGGCCAAACGATGGGCTGGCCATCGCATCGCGCCACCAGAAAGAACCGCAATCTGCTGGTAGGGGCGCCATAGTCGCACGCCCGAAGAAGGCGCCATTCGACATGGTAGCCCTCCGATTCCATCGCCAGAACCCAGCGGCGGAAATCCTCCCCCTTCCGGGCGGGGTCGGGCTGGCCATTGGGGAGGAGCGGACCCCAGCCCTCAAACTCTCGTACGTTTTCTACGATCATCACTTTAGGCCGGATGTCCCTGGCCCAATTGACGAACACGTCGGCCAGCGACCGACGGCCTGAATCCCGAGGGGCGGCGCCCTTGGCGGCGCTGAAGTGAGTGCAGTCGGGGGAGCCGATCAACAGGTCAATCCGGCGGCCCCGCGCCGCTTCCCAGGGGGCGACGTGGAACACATCTTCCTGGAAGTGGATGGTCCCAGGATGGTTTTTCGTGTGGATCAGGATGCTATGGGCATCGTGATTGACTGCCGCTGTAGGGGAATACCCCAATGCCCACTGGGCACCGAGGGAAAATCCGCCGGCACCACAGAAGAGATCGATCACATTCAGCCGGTCTGTGCGACCGAAGAGGGTGCCGTCAGCCATTGGAGCCCCCATTCCGCTGCTTGCTGGCCTCTTCCGCCCGCTTCATCTCTGCCCGCTGGAGGGCGTAGGACGCGGCCCGAGTCTCCCGGGTGAGCGCGTCGAGGTCGGCGCGGGCTTTGGATAGGCGGGCAAGGAGGGCGTCGTATGCGAGCTTTTCGGGGAGGTCAGCCATTGACCACGTCCCAAATCTCCCCAATCTCCACTTCCAAGGCAGCCGCAATATCCGCCGCCAGCCCCGCCCCCGTCCGATGGTGTCCACCCAGCACACGGCAAATGTGCGTCCGGGTCCGGCCAGACTGCCGAGACAGCTCAGCCCACGTCCAGCCACGGGCAGAAAGAAGCGCGGTAAGTCTGCCGATTCTGGGGGTGTACCAGATTGCGCGGTTCATGGCAGAACCCACGCCGCAACATGGGCGAAAGCGGCCGCCAACTTGGAACGGTCGCACACAATGACGATCCCATCGGTGTGTTTGCATCCGTCGCTGATCTTTGTGCATCCGCGAACTGGGTTTTTCGTGTGGTGGCACCATTCTATGCCGGTTTCTTGGCTCATTGTCCCTCCCCTTCGGCCAAAGCCTTCTCCAGAGCATCCGCAGAGCAATCGGAGCTATGCCCCTGCTCCGTTTCACCGTCGCAGATGGGGCAGCGGCCGGTTTCCTCGGCAATGGTGCAGAGGTCGAACAGCAGGATTTCGACAAGCGTTTTGAAGTTGGACATCATGCCTCCACAACAGGACGCGGAGCAGGTTGAGCCGGGAAATACCGCCTCCAGCCCGGCTGGGGAGGCTGGGGCACTGCCACTTCTTCCCATTCACCCAGGGTCCGAGTGCCATCCTCCGCCCGAGTGATCTCGGCTCCCCACATCCGAAACGGCCGGTCGATGCCTTCCACGATGAGCTGGAGCACTTCGGTCCGCAGGTGATCGGGCGCTTCTTCCAACCGTCCAGCGCGCCACAGGGTCGCGCACAGGGACACCTCCTCTGGCTTTTTCGACCTGGTGCGCCAGCACTCCGTCACCACCACCACCAGGTCTGCCCTCACCACTTTGACCGCAGCCTGGATCACCTGCCGATGGTTTTCCGGCGGCACGTTGCCCAGGGCCACGATGGTCATCGTATGGGAAAAGCAGAGTGCTACCGGTGCATTCTCGCCAGTGGTATCGAACATCCCGCGCGCGAGGTTTTGTAATTCAGTTACGTCCATAACCCCTCCAAACCGCCGCTCCGGCTTTGACCCCGGATACCCCCACACGGGGACGGCGTACTGTCAGAACCCGCCCGATCCTCCCCGCGACTCCGACCGCGATTCTTGCCGCTCCCGGCGGGGCTCTTCGCGGCGGGCACCGGACTCTTCCTTCTTGGAGCCACCAGCAAAGGTGGCCTTGTCCACCACCAGCTTCAGGGTCTGGCGCTCATTGCCGTCTTTGTCCTCCCACTTCTCCAACACCACCTCTCCAGTACAGAAGATGGAGTCGCCCTTGTGGAAAAACTTCGCGATGAACTCCGCAGTTTTGCCGAAGGCGACCAGCTTTGTCCAAGTCGTGACTTTGTTGTCACCGAACCCGGAATCCGTGGCGACGGTGGCGGTGCACATCTCGGTTCCACTCTTGGTGGTTTTGAGCTCGGGATCTTGGCCGAAGCGGCCAAGAAGTGTTGCTACGAACATGGTGAATTCTCCTGCGTGAAATTGTTAAAACGGGACAATCGACGTGGTGAACAACTCGGCAAGCCGGCTATCGGTGGTGGCTTTCAGCTTCTCCAGAATGGCGGACGCTTCCGCACCGCTCATCTGCGAGGGCGCTTTGCCGGTCAAATCGGAAATCATCTTCTCGACTTCTGCGGGCTTGGGCGGAGGGCAATCGCGCTGGAACACCGCCAGCCGATCGGTCACCTCTGCAATGATTGCTTCCTGGAGGTTAGCTGGCTTTGCCTTGGACTTCGGCTCTTCCTTGGCCGGAACTTCCTTGGCGGGGGCTTCCTTGCGGGGCTCCTCCTTGTGGACCTCCTTGGCGGGCTCCTCTTTCCGAGGTTCCGGGCGGGGTTCCGGGCGGGCCTCCTGCCGGGTTTCCCGGCGCACTTCATCGCGTCTGGGGGCATCCAGATCATCTGCCTCATCGACGCGGGGCAACAGCAGCAGATCCCGCACGAAATAACCCAAAGAAGCGGTAACCGCGCCGGCAACCGCCTTATCCATAGGCCGGCCGGATTCCGGCACGATGGCCCAGTCCTGCTCCATCTGGAGGGATGCACCGCTGGAATGGGTGAGCAGGTACTTCCTGCGAAGGTAGAGAATCTTCACCGTGCCGGCCGGGCTGGCGCCGCCTTCCAATTCCTCCCCATCCTCCCCACGGCGGGCCTTTTTCTTGCCCGCGGGAGCCGGGGCATCGTACATCGCCGGGTCGACATGCGTTGCAATGGGCAGCAGGTGAAGCCCATTTTCCGATAGGAGGAGCCCACCTTCGGCGACTACCGCCTCTGCCGAAGCGTATTTGTACCCGTGGAAGGAATTCTTTTTGTCCTTTTCCACGTTCTTGGCCTGTGTCCTGGCATGGGCCAGGGCAGTAAACAGAGCGGCAAGATCCATAGCTATCTCCTTGCGATTCTTGGAAAGTGTAAACTTGTAGAACTGGCGTACTCAACTTCGAGCCGGGCCAGCTTCAACTCCTGGCGGACCGGCTGAAACCGGCGCCAGAAGCGCTCCCTTGATTCCGGTGTCGTAAAGGAAACCCGTACTGGCTCCTCGGGATTGCGAAACTCCCAGCGGCGGACCAGCCAGCGCACCATGTCGGACCGGGATTGACTCCACTTCCGCCGACCGCCCGGCATTCCGGCCTGGCCCGCGTTGCCCATCCACCGCCCACCCCAGAATTCAGTACCATCCTCGCCCAGATCGATGACGATCCCGGCGTAGTACTGGGTGCCCCAGGGCGCATGAACGAAAACCTTTGTCCCCGCCCGGGTCTGCTGGGTGTGGTACTCGATCACTTCAGCTTCCGCCGGGTATTCTGAACCACCACCTTCATCAGGGTGCTACCAATCCCCGCCTCATTGATTGCGCCCTGCATCGCAAGCAAGGCCTCGTCCCGACCAGCCTGACGAGCCGTCAGGACCTGCTCCAGTCCGGCCTTCTCCGTCAGGACCTGCTCCAGCAGTTTTACTGCCTGACTACCGGGCATCTCAAAGATTGCCCCTTCCTCCTCGGCGCGGCGGGCTTCCACCAGTAGATCTTCCCAGGTGATTTCCATCAGTTCTCCCACAGAGAAACAAAAGAAGGTAGACAAACGCAGCCGACACAAATCAGCATCAGCAGAGAAATCTCCAGCCAGGCCCGCCCCTGGGCTTCCAGCGACTTCATCGCGCCCCCAGCCAGCGATGCCAGGCCGCCCGCTGCTCGACGGTCATGCCCGCGAAGTGCGCCTTCCGGTCCTTCTGGCAGCCAGAGTTTTCCCGGGAGAGCAGGAAGGGAGCAGCAGTCTCCGAAACCAGATCCCGGCTGATGTGCAGCACGGTGGGTTCAATGAGGGTGTCGTAGGGCGTGGGGGGCATCGGGGAGTCCGCTCCAGGTGCCCCAAGCATACCATGTGCTATGCGCCCCGTCCATAATGATGACATGCATATCTGTGATATGGACTACAGATCTGGGGCGTTTATTTCTGGTGCAAAAGTTGCACGCATGACCAGGACGTAGCACACTGGTCATCAGGAGTGACTATGGACCGGGCTACACTACTTGCAAGGGCCATGTTCGCAATAAACAGCCTCGACACCGACGTTCTGGTGGTGGAGGTTGCGAGATTGGAGCAGATCGCGCCCTTATGCTTGGCGGTTGAGCCCGCGGAGCATGAGGAGGATGGCGGTCCGGGTGGACTCCTCAGCCGCGCACCAGAGGCGAGCGACCTCTGACGCAGCTGGACGCAACACCTCTGGAATTCCATGCCAAGGATCGGCCGCAGATGGAATCACCGTCAACCGCCCCGCGCACGCTCGTACCCAGGCATCCACCACCTCTGTGGTAGTCGTACCTCCGCGCTCAACCACGCTGATTGTAGACTGGTTCACGCCCAACCTGGATGCCAGTTCTGCTTGAGATAAACCAGCGTTTCTGCGCAGGATTCGTAGCTCTTGGTTGATTGCTGGGATGGCTGGGGTCTGCATGGTGGGCAGGGTATCAATGCGGCCGATCGACATGTAGCTTGACTCTTCTATGGTTCCGGTGCATAATGTGTGCCATGCATGGAAGCCACATCATCGCTGAGTTCCGCACCCGGGCCGGGTTGAGCCAGCAGCAGCTTGCGGCCCGGATCGGCGTCAACCAGTCCACGATCTCCCACTACGAGCGCGGCGGAAGCATGGATGCACGGAAGCTATCCACGCTCGCGGAGGCCCTCGGGCTGGGGCCGGATGATCTGAAACGGCTGGTAGACCAGCTTGGGGCCGAAGCACCTCCGACTGATTCTCTTCCCCCCGAAACTGCCCAATCCCAGGAAACAGCAGCGTGAGGCTACAGGCCGCCAGCTGCAGACTTCCGGGCCGCCTTTTCCCCAGCGAGGTATTCCTTGGCTAAGAAACAGACTCCTCACTACTACCGCATTCTCGGGCTGGTGCCCGATACCGACAACGGTCTCAGCTACGTCGTCCGCCAGTTTGTGCTGAAGCTCAAGTCCGAGGCGGCCATGCTGCCGATCTTGAAGGGCGTCGACCTGGATGAATCCAAGCGGCGCATCTACGATCTGGTAGAGGCCGTGCGGGTCATCAGCGCCCCCGGTCGCTGCGCTGAGTACGACGAGCTGGGCCACGATGCCTGGATGTTCCGCCACCCGGCGCCGCCGGCGCTGGTGGAGACGGTTGCCGGCATGGACTGGCTGGTGCTGGCGATGGAGGAGATTGAGAACGTCGCGGCGGATGTCCGGTCCGGCACCACCACTGCCTTCAATGCGATGCTGACCAGCAGCCTGACCGACATTCTGAAGCTGCTGCCCGGTCACATTCGTGGCGATCGGCTCACTCGTCTGACCGCTCGGGACATGGCGGAGGAGATGCTGTCCTACGTCGATCCCGACGAGAAGCGCCATCGTGACCGCTACGGTCTGGCGGCCATCAATCCCGATCGCATCCGGTGGGTCTGGCAGACCACGCACAGCGAGACGAACGGCCGGATCATCCTGGGGACCTGTAAGGCCCTCGGCAAGCGGGACCGGGCGCTGCAGAAGCGCAAGGAGCCCTACCTCTGGGAGATCACCCTCTCGCTCGACTACTGGCTGGTGGCCACTGATCAGGAGCGGAAGCGGCTGGTGCATCACGAGCTGGCCCACTGCTGCCTGGACCAGGACAACGAGGGCAACACCGTGCCGAAAGTGCGGTGCCACTCCATCGAGGAGATGCTTTCCACGATGCTCTATTTCGGGCCGTTGGATGAGACGCAATCGGCCGTGGTGAGCGCTGCCAACTTGCATCCGAGCGTGCAGGCCGACCAGCCGGCGCTGTTTCCCACCGCAACGGCGACCCGCGAATGAGCGGTACCTCCCGCCCACCAACCAGCCAGGCCAACCGGGGCAAGCCCTTCGAGGATGCCCTGGAGGCCATGCACGAATTTTACAAGGGGCGTGGCCATTGTTTCGCCCGCTTCCCGACCCCGTACAAGGTGATTCGGAGGCAGGGTGCCAGTCTGGTGGTGGTGCCGGAAAAACCAGCGGAGCCGGACTTTATGTTGATCGCTTGCGGTCTATCCATCGTGGCGGACGCGAAGTCCACCATCGGTGGCAGCTGGCCGCTCTCCAAGCTGGAAGAGCATCAGGCGGCGTTCTTTTCCCGGTGGACCGACCAGAGCGAAGCCCATCGGGCGGGCGTGATTCTCTGCATCCAGCCGGAAGGCATAGGCCAGACGATCTGGTGGGTTGATTGGAGCATTCTCCGGTTGCCCTGGGAGACCTGGTTCCAGGGCAATGCGAAGCGGGGGATGGCCTCGCTCAACACCTTCTGGCTCACCAACAACGCGGTGCAGGTCAAAAACCTGGACTGGCTGACAGCAGCCAGGAGCATCCAATGATCGCCACCTTGTCGGGCGCTCTCATCGTCCAGGCCGGGGAAGAGGCGGAGAACCTCCGCACCTCTCTGGCATTTCAAAACCCGGCCTACCGTCAGGCCCTTCGGATGCGGGAGCAGGGCCGGAAGGTGCCGCTCCCATCGATGGTGATTCAGCCCTGCCTGGATGTGGAGCACAACAGCCGCACCTGGGTACTGGCTCCGCGGTCCGCCCCCTGGAAAGGCTCCCTGGCGGATGCTCGCACCTCTCCCGTCGCAGATCTGGTCAGCACGACGCTTGCCCTGCGACCCTACCAGCAGTGGGCCCTGGAGGCCTGGGTAAAGGCCGACCGGGAAGGGATAATCGTCGCCCCCTGCGGTGCGGGAAAGACGATGGTCGGCCTCGCTGCGATCTGCTCCACTCCGACTCCCGCCCTGGTGCTGGTCCATACCCTGGATCTGGCAAAGCAATGGGTGGAACGGGCCAAAGGGCTGGGGATTGAAGCAGCGCTGATCAGCGATGGCCGCGCACCCGTGGTGGCCCGGGTGGTGGTGGCCACCATTCAGACCCTGGTCACCTGGGACTTCTGGCAGCGCCTGGCCTGGGCAAAAAATTTTGGCCTCACGGTGCTGGACGAAGCGCACCACGTCCCGGCTGAGACCTGGGGGCAGGTGGCGCTCTCCCTTCCTGGCGCTGCCCGGCTGGCGCTGACTGCGACCCCGCGCCGGGCCGATGGGCTCACCGATCTGATCCACCTGCACGTCGGATCAACGGTGGCAGAGATCACCCCCGCTGAACTGCAGGAGGTGGGAGCAACGATGGCTCCCGGTATCTGGCGCATCGACACCGGCTGGACCTGCTCCGAAGAAGGGGCAGAGTGGACTTCGATGATCACCGAGATGCTGGCCGATGAAGACCGACAGCGGGTGCTGTTCGCCGTCGCTCGGGAATTGCTCGACCAGGGTCGGCAGGTGCTGATTCTGACGGAGCGCGTTCCGCATGCCGAGGCAACTGCAGCAGCGCTGGGCGGCATCGCCATCCACGCCCGGCTGCCGAAGAAGGCCCGGGCCGCTGCGATGGCCGGTCTCTCCAACGGCACCATCCGGTGCGCGGTCGCCACCCAGCTCGCCGATGAAGGTCTCGATGTGCCTGGCCTTGATGCGCTGATTCTTGCCGTCCCCTGCACTCAGGCCGGGCGACTGGAGCAGCGGGTAGGCCGGGCGATGCGCGCCCATCCCGGCAAGCAGACCCCCATCGTAGTGGATCTGGTGGATGCCGGGCGCCTCGCCGGCCTCTGGTTCGGTCGGTCCAAAGTCTACCGCAAGCTCGGTGCAACACTGGTTGATCCTACTGTTCGGATGGCAGCATGACAAAGCGGAAGGGACTGCCTTCAGATTCGGAGATGGAGTGCGCCCTTCTCGGGGCAGTGCTCCTGGAAGGGAAGTGGATTACCGGCCTCCAAAAGACGCTTTTTATGAGCGTGGATGCGATCACCCTGTTCGAGGTGCTGGAGGACCAGCGCGCCAAAAACCTCGGTCTGGATCTGGTGTCGGTGCTGGGGAAGGTGCCCCGGCACCTCATGTCGTACGCAGCAGCCGCCCCGGGCAAAGTCCCCAGCCTGGAGGCGGTGCCCACCTGGCTGCGGTGCCTGAAGGAGCTTCGGCACCAGCGGGCGCTGGTGGCGTGGAGTGCAGAGGTCCAGGAGGCCGTCGCTCTGGCCAATTGGGAAGAGGTGGCCCGGCTCCGGAAAGCGCAGCCGGTGGAGGAAGAGGAGCAAGCAGCTCCCCAGATTCTTCCCGAGGAGGCTCCCGATATGGAGGTCCGCCGGTCGATTATCCGGTTGGTCAAGCGCTCCTCCTCCGAGCGGTTGCAGGCCGATCTGGTACTCCGTGAAGATCCTCGGTGGAAGGGTCGGATCTGGTGCGATGCCTTCCGCCAGATTCAAATGCTGGACCAGCGTCGCCATGCGGATGAGGACGATCAGGCGATCGCACTCTGGATGGAGCGGGTGTACCGGGTGAAGATTTCGGGGGCTGGACTGGCGCCGATCATCTCCGCTATCGCCCAGAACAACCAGCGGGATCCACTGGTCGAATACCTGCGAGGCCTGCGGTGGGATGGCGTGGAGCGCGCATCCTTCTGGCTGGTGGATGGCATGGGTGTACCGGACTCCACCATGGTCCGAACGATGGGCCGCCGGTGGCTGATTCAAGCGGTCGCCCGCGCCCTTCGTCCGGGATGCAAGGCCGACATCGTGCTGATGTTGGTGGGCGCCCAGGGCGTCAAAAAGTCCAGTGCTCTGCGAACCCTGGTAGGCCCCGAGTTCTTTTCCGACTCCCCTATCCTGATGGGCGATGTGCGCGGAATTGAGCAGACCCACGCCGCATGGGTACACGAACTGGCGGAGTTGGTCGGACTGAAGAAGCGGGAAGTGGAAGAAACAAAGGCCCACATTTCCGCCCAGGAGGACACCTATCGCCCAGCCTATGGCCGCAAGAGCGTCACCCGGAAGCGTCGGTGTGTTTTCGGTGCCACCACCAACGAGGACCAGCCGCTCTTCGACCCCACCGGCAGCCGGCGGTTTTGGATTGCCAGGGTCGAAAAAACTGACATGCTATGGATTGCCCAGCACCGGGACCAGCTTTGGGCGGAGGCAGTCGCAGCCTTTGAAGCTGGAGAGGCGTGGCATCTTTCCCAGGAAGAGGAAGCGGAAGTCAATGAGGTGCGCCAGGAGTTCCAGCGGGAAGAGCCCTGGGAGGAGCGGATTGCTTATTGGCTTGGTGATTCCGAGACCATCAACGAGTACTGGGTTTCTGGGTATCGGAATGAAAGGAAGTATATAACGACAAGCACGATAATTGATGTCTGCTTGAAAATTCCAGTCGCACAACAGAGCTCAAACCAATCACAGGCCGTTGGCAGGATGTTAAAGGCACTTGGATTCCGCCACCAAAAGGTGAAAGTCAAGGGCCGCACCGCCAACGTCTATAGTCCGATGGGGGTGAATGCAGAATGAACCTGACAAGTTCCAGGGTGTTCCAGGGTGTTCCAGGGTGTTCCAGGGTAGGTTCCAGGCACAAACACGCCTTGATCCTATGCTGTTACATGGTTGGCCGCGTTTCGCGTTTCCTATCTTCTCTGTATCTATCACTTATCAATGTTTATCTATATTTTATCCAACCCTGGAACTACATAGATACAACCTACAGTCCAGGGTCCGTTCCAGAGGCTGTTCCAGAGGCTGTTCCCGGTTCTGTTCCTGGCTGGAGGAGAACATGAGCGGTGGCAATGCACTGGCGTTCCGATTGCGGAAAGCCATCAATGGACGCCCGGTCTATGTGGTAGCCGAGGCTGCGGGGTTTGATCGCCGGGGTCTAGAACGGGCTGTCTCCGGTCAATCCAAGCGGGGGATGTACGCCGATACTCTGGCATCCATCGCGAGGGCAACCGGGGTTCGGGTCAGCTGGCTGGCATTCGGGGAGGGAGAGCCATGAGCGCAGAACCTGTAGAGCCCAAAGCAAAGCCGGCTCGGAAAGCTGCAAAGAAGAAAGCCCCGGCTGCGAAGAAAGCCCATAAAACTGCGATGCCTGTCGATTTCGTGGCTCGTCTGGCGGAAGGCGACACCTACACGAAAATTGCTGCTGACCTGGGAGTGACCCAATGGGCGGTGGGGAAGTGGGCAGCGAAGCCCGAGGTGCAGCAGGCGCTGGCTGAGCTCCAGCGGGAGGCCTCGGCCGCTGCCCTCCGCCGGCTCACTGCTCTCCAGCCCAAAGCCGTATCAGCGGTGTCGGATGTGCTGGTAGCCCCGAAGGCCTGCAAGGTCTGTGGCCGCGGGCCGGGCCGGAAGTCCTCCGACAAGGACCGGCTCACTGCGGAGCAACTCGCGGCCAGGGTGGAGCGGGTGTCCCGGTCCGGGAAGGTGTTGGATTTCCGTCGGCAGCCGGAGGATTCACATGCTGCGGCTCGGGCACGGCAGCAGAAGGAACTCAAGCGGGAGGGGTGGCGATGACTACCCCGCTGTGGGAGCCTACCACAAGCGAGCGTAGTGCGCTTTCAGCGGGCTTTCAATCGCGGTCGGCTCGTGGCGGTCTGGGTTCTGAACGTGGCTTGGCGGGGATCTGGTGTCATCTGGCGGGCATCGGAATGGTTGGGCTGGGGTGTGAATATACCCCCTCCCCCCGGGTACCCCCCGAGTATCTATTT